TCTGCACAGTAGCATCTGCTAACTGCGAAAAAGCAATATCGGATGGGGCAGGCAACAACGCTGTTAAATCAACCACAGCCGCGCCTGCGCCACCTCCGTCGGCGTACACAAACGCAGATTCGCCGTTCGCAACCGTTACATTGCCGCCAGACCCTTGGGTGATAATGACACTCTCACCGCTGGCGTTACGCACCCAGTAGGCTTTGGACTGATCGTTGGGTGAGATCGTTACAGTGTTGGTGCCGGACGGAGAGCCGCCAAACACGAGAACTTTGTATTGCCCTTCCGACAACGCACCATCGCTAGTTGTGAGGGTGTGAGTAGTGCCAGACAGCGTGATCGCGCCAACACCTGAGACAAGGCGGTCAATAATATCAAAGTTTTCGTTGGCAGTGCTGCCCCACGTGCCGACCTGCTCACCACTTCCCGGTTTTTCCAGACCTGTGTTGCTGGTGTACGTGCTGGCCATAGATCACCTTACGCTGCGATATTCGTCCAAGAGTTACCCGGACCCGGAACCTGTTCACTCCAACTTGTAGCAGATCCCGGAACCTCAGTCCACGCATTGTCATCGCCGGGGTCAACAGCGTTCCAGAAGAACAAGCTGCCAACCTGCGCAGAACCCTGAACACCGGTCAGAGTGACGACAGCGCCGCCTGTAACAGTAACAGACCCAACGGCTGTCGTTGATGCGACACCAGTCAGAGTGACGGTCGGTTCTCTGACCGTTGCAATGCCGACAGCCGTGGTAGAGGACACGCCTGTCAGAGTAGCTACAGCACCCCCAGTTGCCGTTACTGTCCCAATAGCAGGGGTCGAGGACACACCGCTAACCGATACCACCGTGGGCGTCGATGCTTCGACAGAACCAACGGCGGTAGCCGAGGACACGCCTGTCAGAGTAGCGACCGCGTCTCCGGTTGCCGTAATTGTCCCAACGACTGTGGTCGAGGACACGCCTGTCAGAGTAGCGACCGCGTCTCCAGTTGCCGTAATTGTCCCAACGGCTGTGGTCGAGGACACGCCTGTCAGAGTAGCGACCGCGTCTCCAGTTGCCGTGACTGTCCCAACTGCGGTGGTCGAGGACACGCCGGTAAGCGACACCGACACATTGGTCGATACAATAGCACCATCATCCGCTAGAGGCGCAGAAGCTAATGGTGCAAATCCAAGCATTGGTCAGTACCTTAAAACTTGCGAGTTGTCTTGGCGAAACGTGTATTGCTGCCACTCGCCGTTGATCTGTTTTGCGTACATAGTATCTCCTTATGTAGCGTAAAATACACAGGCGACGGAAACGCTCTCATTTCCATCCGCTCCTGCGTCTGATGTTGTAGCGGTCAACTCCGTGCCGCTGCCGCTTACCAAAGCCGAACCAGCGTAGAAGTTTTCATTGGTATAAATGTCTTGTCGATAATCCGTGGCGATGCCCAGCGTCCCAGAGAAAGACAAAGAAGGTGTAGTCTCACCATTTCGATACTGAGCCGCTGCAACGGCGAAGCTGTCACCGGATGGCGTGTCAACTGTGCTGGTCAAAGTGGTAGTTCCGGCGTCTGTGCCGCTGTCAAACAGGGTGAGATCGGCTGCGTCTGATATGTACACCGCGTAAATCTGTACTCCAAAACCGCGAGAATTTGCAGAATTTAGAACCACCGTCGCAGTTGTTCCGGTCGGGACTTCGACCGTGTGGACAGCAACGTACTGCTTATAAGAAGTACTAGATGGCAAACGCTCTGCGACTTTTGTCGCTGAAATCCCCCCAACTGACGCCGAGGTGGTGCTAATGTCTCGGTTGACCGAAAGCGAAGCGCCCCCTTCGGCGATTACCAGAACACGCTTTTGCCCCGCCCCCGGTTCCGCACCGATAGCCATTGTCTTGGAAAACTGCGTGTTTCCACTTGCACCAAACTCAAAATCTGAATCTGCAGCAGAATAGGTCAGATCGCCCGATGCGCCGCTTCCGCCAGCGCCCTGAACCTTATGCCACAACATCAGGCACCCGCATCCCCAACAAGCGCCCCGTAGAGCGTTGTCGATACCTTCCACAGGGCAATGACTGTGTAGCCGGTAGTTGCCAGCGTAGGCGCAGAGCCACCGTTGTTCGCCCACTTCACGTCTATTGTAGCCCAGTTAATCGTGTAAGCCGCACCATCGCTAATCATCAAAGTGATTGCTTGACCTGCGGCCCAAGTGCCTTCGGTAGGCGTACTGTTTCCCGTGAGCGACCACAGTTGTATGGAACCGTTATTGGGAGAAATAGCTGGCGTGGTTCCAGTGATCGTAAACACGTCCTCAGTGAGGGTCCCCGCGCTGATGACAGGGTTCTCCGTGTTCATGATGTCGCTTGCTGTCGCTGTGAGATATACAACCGCCGACCCTGACAGCGCGAGAGCCTCGCCACCGTCGCTGCTCTCGTCAACCGTCCGCGTAAGCGTCGTAGCAAACGCCGAGTAGGTGCCTGTGCCGATTTCCCAGTCTGTGCCATCCTCGATGACGTAACGCACGACCTTCCCGTGCGTCACGCCAGCATCGGCAAACGACTGATAGCCGCTCTCAGCGGAGCCAAGCGTTATCGTCCCTGTACCAGTGGTAGCCGTGGACATTTTGGCACGGTTGACGAAAACCGCCATGACTTAGGCCAATCGAATTATGGCATTCGAAGCATCGGCTGTCGGGAACGCGATCTGGAAATCCCCAGCCGTTGACGTCTTGTCCGCGCCGAAGTCCAGCACCGCGACTGCTTCCGTAGTGCCGGAACCGCCACCTGTCGTGGTGTTGTAGATCAACGCGCCGCGAGCCGTGATCGTAGCAGACGTGAACGTGATATCCGCGAAGTCAGCGTACGCCGTCGTACCAGATGTTGTCGGAGTCACGTTGGTCAGCGTTCCGCCGCCCGCCGAATACGTACCAGAAGCACCAACCTCGTTGGTGACCGTGTAATCTGTCGTTGCTGCGGTGAACGAAGCGCTGTTGGTGTACAGAGCGATCTTGAACGTGTGTCCAGTAGACGCCGTGAAGTCGTGTTTTGCCTGCAGCAGCTCTTGCTTGAAGCTGGTGCAAAGGAAGTTGCCTGTGAAAGCCATATCAAAGGTCCTTTATCAGTTTCGCCAGCTCCGGCTGACCTGCATCATGCAGCGCATTATACACAGTTGTGCGGTCGCTGCGAACCGCCTGTTTCATGTACTCAACCAACAGCTGCTCAATGAGCTCTCGATACGCGATCGCTTGATCCCTGATCGCCGGGTGGGTCGAGTCAGCGGCAGACACAATGCGTTCAGCGGCCTGCGCCGCCAATTCCTCCGGCGTGAAACCCCTGTTGTGCGTTGTCCTGACAACCGCGGAGATCATTGCTTCTGTCTCCGAACCTTGCCAGTGCGATACTCATCCGTCACTTCCTTGGCCTCGCCCATCATCTTCAAGCCCGCAATCGCGTCTTGGAACCGCTGGTTGTAGTTCTGGATGACGTCAGCCTCACCCTTCATGAACATCGCACCCTCGAGCAACGCGCCGTACAGCAACGCCACCTCGGCGTTCTCGCTCAGCCATGTCGTGCCGCTGTCCGCCCCAACTGTCAGACTCGCCGGTCGGTACATGTAGTGAAGCTCAGCTGTGTACGTGTCGTCCGGAGTCGCGGCGAGAATGAAGTTGTCCACGTCGTACTGCGCGTAATACTTGGGCTGACCCGTGACGGCGCTGTCCGGGTTGTAGAACTGGATGAAACTCGGGTCTTTGAACTCGAGAAAGAACTTGCCGCCGCTCGATCCTTCTAGACTCAAGGAGAACGGTGCAAGGAAGTCCGTCGGACACGCCAGATACTGATCGCTCGCGACTGTCGAGGCTGTCGCGTTCTTGCGGAACACGCTAAGCTGGACGTTCTTCAGTATGCGCTCTTCAGCAAGGCGGATGAACAGCGGGATGTTACTGACGAACGTGCTCTCGCTGTACTCAGACCACTCTTCGACTGCGGTCTTTAGCTCTGCGTAGGTCATAGTCATGTCGTGCTCACCTCCACGGTTCCGACCTTACCTACCATGCGAACCCGCTCAAGGCGAGGTGCCTCAACAGTGGGGATACCCACATATACCGTCAGCGCCTCCGGATTGTCGGGCCTTGGATTGCGCAACGCTTCCGCATCTGCGCGAACAGGTCGCGGCGTCAACTGCGGATGCTTCGGCTCGTACTCGTCCTTGCCAACCTTCAGCCCGTTCCACTCAACGCGCATGTCCTTGAGTCGATACCGGAATCCGGATCGATCAGATATGCCAAAGGCGTTTTTACCAGAAGCGTAGCTCATCGTCTCCCCGGTACAATGCGAAGCGGAACTCGATCCTCGTCCTCCTCAGCGGCACGAAGGAACTCTTCATCATATATCTGCTTGAGCATGCCCGTGCGCTCCGGCGCCCGCTTGACGGACAGGTAATACGCCAATCCGGCAACCGCACACGGATAGAATCGGAACGGCATCTCGGTTGTGTTGACCAAAGCACCGGCGTCATCGATCCGCTGCACGTAGTAATACACGATCTGGTCAGTAGAGTTTTCAGGCGCTGGCCACATGTTGATCACCGGCGTGATGCCTCGATCAACGTAGAACTGCACAGGACGGCCCTTTTGGTCCTTGTCCACTTGGCGCAGATACTCGCCGCGACCAATCCGCGTCATCTCGACATCAGAACCGTTGCGGCGCAGAACCATCTCGAGAACGTCAACGACCTCGGCACCGAGCGTTTCTTGCGCTTGGCCCTCGGTCAGCGTGATGGTCGCCTGCTCAACAGTCCA